GACAAATTTTCCACTTTATCTGAAAGCGGTTTATTAGAAATAGCTCTAAATTTTCCGCTATCGTTGTATGTCAGACTATTGTCTTCGATACATTCATAATAGAATTTTGTAACATTATCATAATAAAACTTACCTTTCGTTTTATTGCCGATGTCCTGTATGTTTCCACCAAATTCTAGTCCTAATATTTCAGCTAATCTTGAACTAACTAAATAATTTTCGTCCGCATATTTTTTAGTAATATACGTGACGCTCGGATCAATAACAGCCGTTACATTTGCCACTTGATCAACAATAATCGTATCTACATATTCAATTTCTACGACATTGTTAGCTGAGAAAGGTGGCACAAAATCTGGGCTAGTTGAAATATTGTAAGCGTAAAGTATTTCAACGTTGTCATTCCCGTGTGCAAATATTCCTAACTCTTTGATATAAAACCCTGTTGTTACAGATTTGTTAGTCAATAACGCATTGATTTCACAAGTTCCATTTCTTTTTACATTTATATTCAAGATTGGCAATGTTGTGATCTGGTTGACTAATGCTGTTCTTTCTCTTTCAGAAGTTAATGATGTTCCATCTCCTATTGCCATTTTAGTAAATGTTATTGTTTCTCCCGCTAATCCTTTTGCTAATAGTTCTCTTCCTTTTTCTGTTAAAATAAATCCATTAAATTTTGCCATAATTTACCTCCTATCTTATTTCTCTTAATACTCTTATTCTGTGTACCGTTCCAAAATTTGTTGCTATAATCTCGTTTGGAATATTTATATCAGTTGAACCTAAGTAATATTTCTTTTTATTTTTTTCGATAAAACCATAATAATTTGCCTTTTCTTCTTTTCTTAAAAGCCTTATTCCTTCAAGCCAAGAACGAATATTTTTGTATTGTTCTACAACTTCAATTATTTTCTTGTAGCCTTCGTAGTCTGATAAATTTCCATCCGTATTTACTTTAAAATATCCTGGATTGCCACCATACTTGAAACATTCTATTATTTCAACATTTCCACTAAATAATATTTCGCAGATTTCTTTAATCCCGCCAACAGTACCTTTATTAAAATGCGAAAAAACAGACCTTTTTATCAGTTTTATTTTTGTTTCTCTTGTGATATTTGAATCAATATAGTCCACATGATATTCCCACATCAAAAAGTCTAATTCTACATCATTTAGCTCTGATAATTCCAAAAAAAATTTTCTTTTAATCACATCATGTTTCTTTTTAATAGCAAAATTTATAGATTCATAAATCCAAAGTGTTGTTTTATCATTCAAAGTTGACTTCGCTGCTATATCTGTTAAGTTCAAATTATCAATAGTTATCATATATTTTCAACTCCTAAATAATTACTTGTAACACTTGTATTCTCTGCTATTTCATTAAAATCTAAAACTCTAAATGTTGGACTTCTTAATACAACTCTTTTCACTCCAGCTAATTTTAATAATTTAATAAACTCATCAGGATTAATATCTCTGCCCATTTTATTTTGTTGCCAAATCTTAAAATCTTTTACGGCTTTTTCAACATTATTTTTAATAACATTTACAAGCGTTTCGTTAGATTTATCAATGTAGTAGTCAAAATCAATTGTGTATGATGTCTTTATTGCCTGTTTTACTGTCACATTATCTGTAAGAGGTCTTATATTATCAGTATTCAACATTTCTTCAATTCTCTTTTTTAACTCATTTGTTAGCGTTAGAGAATCAGTTAAAACATAAATATCAACATTTGTTGCGCTCGGACTATACGCTACAACATCAACAATATTCGTACTTGTCGACTTAGCCCAAAATTCATAAGCTCCTTTACTTCCAGCCGTTGTGAAACTTTCAGGGATTTCTCTAATTCTAGTTCTATAATTGTCGTCTTGCTCTATTTCAGCTCCATTATTTGATGCTGTAATATTCTCAACCTTGTCATAATGCGGGAAAATGTCGACCATCGTATTAATTTGCCCAACTGGAATATCATTCCCAACAGTTCCTGATGTATTACAAGTTGCAATTCCATCTACATACAAATCGCCTTTTTCTATTTTATATTGTTCATCAGTTGAAAAATATAACTCATTGTATTGAATCCTTGACCCCTTCGGAATTATTATGTCTGTCGCTTGAATATCAGTAATATAAAATCTAAATGTCGCCACGGCTGGTTGTTCTACAAGTCTTTTACCTCTATTTCCGTAAAATTCTCCTTTCAAATCTAGCCGCTCATTTCTTGCAAATCTTAAATAATTCTGTTTCATTTCATCGTTATATTTTTCTTCTCTCAATCCAATCATATAAGCAACCGTTTCAAAAATCAATGTTTCTGGACTTGATTCTGTTAGCTTTCTTCCACTTAATTCCTGGAATTTATCAATCATATCTCTTTTAAGTTCCCACGAATCTGCATCTATAATTTCATATTCTTCATTTGATATTTCACTCAATGTTTACCACCTCAATTCCTAACTCGATGTCAAAATCATTATTATATGTATCTTTCATAATGATTCTAGTTTGTCTTAAAACAGCTCTTGGCTCATATTCTCTTATAATTTTAGTCAAGTGACTTGTGATCCTATTCTGCACAACATTAATGTTCTTATCAATCAAATCACTGTCAAATGCAAAATCTCGATTGAGTGGCTGTTCTTCTTTGCAAACTCTTAAAATCATTCCTACATTTGTAACTACTTCTTCTAAAACATTTTTTGGATTATAATTTATTTCTTCAGAGCTATTTACTGTTATCATTGTTTACAGCCTCCTTCTGCTCATTCTCGATGTCATCTTGATTCTCTTCAGTGACTTGCTGATTTTTTTGTATTTTTCTTTGTTCAATTAATTGATTATACAACTTAGGATTTTCAATATACTCTTTAAGCGTAATATTCAACTTAACAACATCAAATCCACCCTCTTCTTTGTTAAAATAACTGCTTTCTTCTGATAATTCTGTTATCAAAAAAGGGTATTCGCCAAATACTTGACCGCCAAAAACTAGATTAGCATACTCTCCAAGTTCAAACATTTGCTTGATCGTATCTAGTTCTTCTTTTAAAGTAGTCTGCTGTATTAAATATGATACTAAAGTCATTGTAAAACTAACTTCTAGTAAATCTCTACCTTGAAATCTTAACATTCCAGGACCGTAAATTGCTTGATGTTCCGATATTTTAGCCTTGTATGATCTGCTTATTTGATTATTGAGCGATACAATCTGATCTTCTGACGCTTCAAAAATTACATCTCCAAAACTTCCTATCATTGCGGACCTCCAGTCATATCGCCGCCAGCAGCAACTCCATCGTGTTTATGTGTATTAAGATTAATGCTTCCACCAGTTTTTGTAGTTCCGCTTACTTCTAAATCTCCATTAATCACGATTTTTTTAATATTCAAAGTCAATGTATTTTTATCATAGCTCCAACTACCCCCATCAGAAAAAGTTCTTTTCACTTCACTTTCACTACTGGAAGCACCTCGCATAGGACAACCAAGCACAACTCCTTGCTCAGGCATTTCTGAAAAGAATAAGCAATAAACAGTTTGCTTTAAACTGAGTGTATAATTATCGCTATGACTTTCAGAGTAAGGAACTAATACATTAAGCCAGTCCGTTGTCTTGTCATCATCGCCTTTTAACAGAACTCTTACTTTTCCAGTTTTTGAATCTATCGCACTTACTTCTCCTGCTTTTAATGTTTCAATCAATTTAACCACCTGCCTTATCATTTTTTTTGTAACAAAAAAATCACAATCAAATTAATGACTGTGATTTAATGTTTCTATTTAATTTTCAATTTGGTCTAGTAAATTTTCTACTTCAAATGTCATTCCAGAAAGTTCATCAATCTGATTTGTTATCATTGCCAAGTCCTGAGAAAGTTTACATATTTTTCTATAAGTATCACTTCTTACTTCGTTAGCCTTGTTTGCGATTTCTTTTATCTTAGCCCAATGAACTGCTTTATCAAGTGGTATTGAAACTTTGTCACTTTTCGGCATTGGCAATAATCTTTGCTGATTTAACAATCTTTCCATTCTGTTAAATTCGTTTATGTAAGCCAGTTTGAATTTGTTGTGTCCTTGTATGTTAAACATGTAAAGAATAAATCCATCTTTTGTTAAGAGATACTCTCGATAATTTCTATTCTTACCATCTTTGTATTGATTTGTAAATATCAGCTTATTTAGATCTCCGCAAATTTGCGGAGATTGAATTTTTATGATTTTATCTATATCTCTCAATACATCACTATGTCTTTTTTGCAATGCTCTTGCAATAACTCTGCTACTTACAACCAAACCATAATTTTCATTTCTTTCAATTTTTACTAAATCCACAATGTTTTCCATTAAATTTTCCTCCTAAATATTGTTTTTTAAGAGGGTTTGTGGTAAAATACTATTGGTTAGAAGGTATTTTACCTTAGCCCTCTATGTTTTGTTTAAATCCTTAATAGAGGGCTTTTTATTTATCAAGTTCCTTTTTAAACAAATCTATTCCTTTCAAAATAATAGCTGTTCTCGTTATTTTAAGTTTTTCGGATAATTTTTTTAATTCCAAATCTTCATTTTCCGTAAGTTTTATTTCCAGCCTTTTATTCCTAGGATTATCACTTTTGGGTCTACCCATTTTTTTCATTTTTTCACCTACTTTCTAGCCGACTATTATTATAATATAAGCCGACTAAAAAGTCAAGAACTTTTTTTGAAAATTTTAGTAAGTTTGATAAGAAGATATTATTTTGCTATAAATATCTTCCATTTTTTCAGGTGAAATCCCATATTTTACAGCTGTATGTACCTTAGCTTCTTTTTCTAATTCGCTCTTTTCTTTTTCTGTCATATCAGGTTTTAATAATTTTGCAGTTTTTAAAAGCATAACATAATCAATATAAATATCTTTTTCCTTATCTGTTGGTATATCTTTTTTTATGCCAAATTTACTTTCTGTAACTCCATCTTTTTTGTTGTAAATTAACATACCATGAGTCGCTCCATTATCTAACTTCCAAAACTTTTTATCTCCATAAGCAAAAACATATAATATGTCATAATCTTTTATATGCTCCTTTGCTGCTTTTGCCATAACTTCTTTTAGCGTAGGCTCGTTTATACTATCTTTAACTAATATAGCTAAATAACCTCTTTTCCCATTTTCGTTTTCAGCATCAAGCTGATTTTTCAATACCTCATATTTAACATCTTCTGGAATAACTTTTTCACCACATCCAATTAAAAACAATGTCATAAAAATGATTAGTAATTTTTTCATCTTAATTCCTCCTAAAAATAATTTTATTATATTATACCTTATTTTTAAGAAAATTAAAATTGCTTGTTATCTCTCAAAAACAAATATTTTAGTTTCACAGTCATTATTCAATTGCCATTGTCCTGTTTTTTACATAAAAAAATCACAGCTAAATTAATAACTGTGATTTACAAAATTTACTTTTTCAATTTCATTACTAAAACTTTTAATCCATTTCCTGAAATAAAGTTCTCAATTTCTTCAAATCCAAAATTTTTATAAAAAGATAATAATTTTTCATTATCTTCACATTCTAACCATACATAACGGACATTTACTATTTTCTTAGCTTCCATTAATGAATCATAAGCTAATGTCAAAAGTTGTGCTCCGTCTATATAATTTTCAGATTTTACTTGCTCTGAATGATTTTTGCCAATTTGTCCTAATAAATAACTATTAACTATATAGCCATCTGTTGTTAATCTTTTGCCGTTTTGACAGAGTTTTTTTCTTTGGCTTTTCGATAATGCCTCATAATTTCTTTTCGATATAAGCAAAGGCTTATTTGCCAAAGAAAAATAACCCAATAAAATAAAATCATTGCTAAAAACTAAATGTGTGCTTGATAAACCTGCCTTTTCAAATTCTATTGCTTTGTTATGTAAAAAGTCTTCTATATCTTTATTATAATTATTTTTAAAATTTTTCAAAATACTATCTCTCACGAATTTTTTATCTTTTAATTCGTCCAATAAATCTTGCAAAGATACAATTTTTACATTTTCTATATACATATTATTTTTTGCCAAATATCTTTCGTATTGTATCTGGATTGTTTATAATTTCCACATTTTTTACAGGTTTTCTGTTGGGAGATTTTTCATTATTCAAAGCTTTTATCAAACTATTTACAGATTTTTTATCAAAAGTCATTTCTGTCGTAAAACTTTTTGTAGCCACTTTCACCATCTCCTTTTTATAATTTCTTAATAAATTATAACTTATTTGTAGCAAAAGTGCAACAAAAATTTAGAGTTTTTTTGACATTGTAAAGTAAAATATTACAAATCACAGTTATTATATTTAGTTGTCATTGTCCGTATTTCTCTTGACATTTTTATAAAATATGATACAATTATATTGTAATGATTAGTAAGACTTTCAGTTAAGCCCTTTTACAGCTAGGGCTTTTTTTTTGTCTTTCTTTTTATGTTCTATGTAATGATTTTTATAAAACTTCCTAAATCCATTCTGCTCCTTTCCAATCATTACAATAATTGTATATAATTTTATATTGTCATTGTCCTACAAAACTCTATTTCTTTTTACTAGATTTCTTAGTGTTTTTCTTATCTCTTACTCTTTTTCTTGGCTTCTTAGCACTTTTCTTACCTGTTCTTTTACCGCTTCCGCCTTTTTTATTAGCCTTTTTAGCTTGTTTTTCAGCTTCTTTTTTCTTTTGTTCTTCTTTAGTTTGAGCTATTGCTTTTTTCTCTGCATTTTCTCTCGCTCCAAGTTTCATTGCTGTGATTTCACAAGTATAATCACCGCTTATCTCGTGTGTTACCTTGTCAATTACATATTTACCTTCAAACTTTCCCCAGCTTTCATCAAGCTCAATTATTGCTCCAGCTAAGTATTTAGTACTTCCGTCAACATTTAAAGTTATCTGATACTCTTGTTTAAGATTATCTTTCAAAGTCTTTTTTGCAACTTTTTTTGGCTCTGTTTTTCCTTTAGTTTTTACCTTTAATGTTTTTTCTTTTTTTGTTCTTTTCTTTTTACTTTCAGCTTTCTTTTGTAATTTTTCTTTTGATTCTTTAATCGTTTTACCTTTTTTCTTACCAGTTGTATTTTTCTTCATTTTAACCTCTTATTTTTTCTTAGATTTAACCTTTTTGACTGGCTTTTTGCTAGTCTTTTTCTGACTCTTCTTATTATTTTTCTTACTATCTTTATTTTTAGATTCCTTTTCTTCTGAATCCCCAGTAGTTACTTCATTACGCTTGTCAAGTTCCTCTTTTGTAATGATTTCCTTAACAACTTTTTTCTTGTCAGGATCATAGTAGGAAACTTCAACTTTATCGTAAATCTCTTTATTTTTCTTTTTCAAGCTAAAACTTCTAATTCGATAGTCTTTAATGTTAAAAACTTCAATAGTATCATTCTTTTCCATTTCCTCATCATCAAAAATAATTATTTTATCGTCGGATACTTTCATATTTAATCCGATTTCTTTAACAACTCGATTAATAAAAGCCAAATCAGTTTCTTTATTTTGGTCTAATCTCTCAAAAAATACGTTTTCTGCATAAAGCTCTGCATTCATTTCATGCTTATTAGCAATTTGCATTACTAATTCCTTCAACGTTACTCTCTCCCAAGCAACACTATTTTTCTGATCTCTAATATTTTGATCAAGTGGTAAAGCTAAGCATTTTAAAGTAAGTTTCTGATCTTCAAAAGTCGGCTCATCCACATAAAAAGTTCCTAAATCTAAAAAATTAGTTTCATTTTCCAACTCTTCGTGAATCCCAACAAGTAGTTGAGCATTCTCGTCAAGATACCACTCTTTAAGCCATCTATAATCTAGATTTTCTAGTTCTATTTCTAGATCATCTATAGCATTTTTTGAATTGTCCGTGTAGTTAAGAGATGAAATAGAATGCGCTACCTCTTCAGAAATATCAACTTTATTAAATATAACTATAACCCTAATATTTCTAGCAAAAGCCATTCCTATTCACCTCTCTTCCACGGCGGTAAACTTGTATCATTATCACTTTCTTCAGCAATTTCAGGAAGAATAATTGGAACGTTGGCATCAAAGACAGCGATGTCAATTAAAGCTAAATTACTTCTTATAAGGTCATGATAATAGCCTTCGCTTCCGTAAACTCTATAAGCTATCAAATCCCAAGTATCACCACTTTGTGTCCTGTAAACTCTAACATTCGCCATTATCCAAATGCCGTCCTTTCTTTTTTATTTTTAGCTTTCGCCAATGCTCTCATTACTGCTTTTTCGATTGCACTTGTATCAGCATTCCCATTCACTGTTATGCTAATATTGATAACATCTCCGCCACTCGAACCTTCATTACTTCTAAGTCCTGACATTCTCTCTTTCAGTCCACTAATCTTATCTCTAAAACTATTTTTAGTTTCACGATTATTCAAAATTTGAGTACCACGAGGTAAATTTAATAACATTTCGTGTTCCGCCAAAAATGCTGGTTTGCCAGGTATTTGAATTAATTCTGCTCCACGTTCCGCTACTGTTGTAAGTCCTCCGCTCCAGTAGTTAGTTCCTGCTGCATTTTTTCCAAATCCTAAAAGTCCGCCAACTGCTCCAAGTCCTTTTGAAACCATATTTTTTAAACCATTCCATTTATCTGTAAAAAAACTTACAACACCGCTGATTGCACTTTTTAATCCTGAAACAACTGCATCAAATGCTGATTTAATACCATTCCACACAGCGATTGCAGCTCCTTTTATACCTTCCCAGGTTGATTTAAAGAATGAACCTACTGCTGTTATTCCGGATTTCAAACCATTCCATAATGCCGTTGCAGCCGATTTTATAGCATTCCAAACCGCTACTGCCACCGCCTTAATGGCATTCCAAACGCTTCTTGCAACATTTACTATTGTTCTCATTTGTGCTTTCTGTGCTTCAACCCTGCTTCTTATAAAAGAAACTATCGCATTCCAAACTGCCATAGCAGCAGCCTTTATTCCGTTCCAAACTGCCTTGATTGCTGAACCTAGTGCTTTAAATACCGCATTTACCATATTTCTAAACCACGAACATTTGTTATAAAGCACAACTAAAATCACAACAACAGCAACTATTGCAGCGATAATAAATCCAACTGGATTTGCCATAAAAGCAACTTTTAAAGCTATTCCAACTGCTCTTACTGCTCCAATAGCTTTCTGCGCTCCTGTTGCTAAAAGCTGCATTCCTTTAGCTGCCGCTTGAACTGCCATACCACCAACAGCCTTTGCTCCTGAGCCGATTGCTTTTGCACCTTTTATAGCACCACTTCCAACAAATTTAGCACCTTTGACTATTCCGCTACCTGCTATTTTCGCAACTTTTCCTGTTGCCTGCACTCCTTTTATTAATCCTTTTCCAAGTACTTTTCCTACTTTTAGACCAGATTGTCCTAATTTCTTTAATCCGCTGCCAATTTTAGAAATTGTTGGAAATGCTGTTTTAAATCCTTCTGCAAAACTTCCAGCCGCTTTAAACTTATCAAATATATGAATTCCTTTAGATATCCCACTAAATACAGGTGAAAAAACTTTTGCTAATCCGCCAAGTCCTATTTTAAATGCTGCAAATCCTGCCACTGATTTCATAATTCCCGCTGCTAATTGTGGATTTTTCTGAATAAATTGAGAAACTTTATCTATTAAAGGACTCAACTTTTCTAATGCTCCAGTAATTGTCGGCATTAAAGCATTACCTAGATCTCCCATCGAATTAACTACTTTGTTCTTAGCCATCAACATTTTATTCAAAGGAGTATCCATTCTCTTGTTGTATTCTACATCAACGGCATCCTTTCCAAATCCTACTTTTGCTTCTTTTAGATTTTTTTTAACCTTATCAAGATTATTTACCATATCTTGAACAGATGACTTCGCTTCCTCTCCAAAGATTGTAGAAATTAATGCTCCTTGTTCAGCTGGATTTGCTTCCTTTATTTTCTGAAGCACTCTCAAAATAGTACCTTCACCATCTCTCTGCATGTCTACAGCTAATTTATTGACATCTAATCCTATGCTTTTGAAAGCATTTGTTGCTTTTTTAGAAGTTGCACTACCTTTAGTTAAAGCTCCAAAGAAATTTTTAAGTCCTGTTGCAGCTTGTTCTGGAGTTTTATTAAAAGACACCAAAGTTGCCGATAATCCTAATAATGCTGAATTTGATACACCAGCTCCTTTTGCAATCCCGCCGACTCTACCTGATATTTCTGTCAATTCAGCTGCACGTGAAGCACTATGATCTGACATATGATTGATAGCATTAGAATATGCAAACAACTCTTCCTTTCCTAAACCTAGTTGTTCTTTTGTCTTAGCTAAAAAATTTCCAGCTGCCGCAGCATCTATATCAAATGCAACAGCGATTTTATTTGCTTGTTCAGTATATGCTACTAAATCCTTTTCTTCTATTCCTGACTGAGCCAAAGCTCCAGCCATTTCAAACACTTTGGCTTGAGATAAAGCTGATCTTTCCGAAATATTTCTAAGTTTTCCATAATATTTTTCAGCACCGTCTACCATTTTTTTTAAATCAGCTTGACTTTCTTGGGTATCAAGAGCAATCTTTACAGGAATAGCCAAAGCTCCAGCCACTCCCATACCTTGTGTTATTTGTTTATCCCCAAAGTCTTTCATTCTCCCAACGGTTTCTTGCCTAGCATCGTATCTTTTTTGAGCTTCTTTCAGTTTGTTCATTTTTTCAATTTCTTTTTCAACTTCCTGAACTTTACTTCTATAATTAGACAGGCTAGCACCTTCCGCTTCTATCTTACTTCTTGCAGCTTCAAATACATGCTGTTGTCGTTCTTTTTGCTTATTCAATTTTCCAACATTTTTTTCAGCCTGTTCTATTTCCTTAGCCAGTTGTTTATTACTGCTTCCAGTTCTTTCATATTCGGCTTTCAATTTTTGCAAATGTTCAGCTGCCTTTTTATACTCCGAATTAATTTTATTTAATCCGTCACGAGCCTTGTCCATATTTTGAAAAGCTTTTTGTGCTTTTTCCATGCTTTTGATTTCTTTTTCAAATTCTTTGACAGATTTTGTCGTATTTTTTAAAGCATTTGCAACTTGGCTCATTCCACTAATAGCACTAGCTACTGCTGCACCCAGAACTATGTTCAGTTCCAAATTTTTTGCCACAATATTCCTCCTTTCCTCTTAAATATGGTATAATATATTAAAGAGGTGATTTTTATGAAAAATAATAAATCAGATAAAAAATATACTCCGTTAGAAATAATTTTGATAATATTATTTGGTCTAGTTGTATCTATTCCATCATTATTTTTCTTATTTATATTTATATCATTTATGTTTGCTATAAGTCCTGTAATCACAGTTATAGCTCTTATCGTAGTTCTATTTAAATTTTTATCAGCTTTCATTGGTGGGGACGACTAATCCCCCTTTTTTTTATTCACTCTCTTCTTGCCTTGCCTTTTCATCCTCAATCAACTTATTAGCCCTTGCTATCCAGTAATCCAGCTCATCAAATGTACATTTCATAAGTGTTTCATAACTAATATTCATTTTAAAATAGTTAAGTCCGCTCAATAAATCTGTAATCAAGTCTAAAAAGTCATCTGTTACACTTCCGCCGTTGGAGCTTTCTCGTCCTTGTCTTCGTCCGTTCCCCAACCTTTTACTAAAAAATTCTTAGTTTGATTTACCACTTTTAAAAAGTCTTCAGCGCCTAATGTCATTAAATGCCCATATTTAATACCTGATGCCTTTTCAGCTACAGTCAAAGCCCAAGCATCATCAAAATCTTTAAAATTTTCGGCATTAGATTTCATTCTCGATTTGTAATCTTTTCCACATTCCAATAAATCTGCCCCTGTCAAATTATCCAGTTTCAAATCTATTTCTTTGTATTTTTTACTTCCTAAATCATATTCTTTCGTTAATTTTATAATCATTCTATTCCTCCTAAATATGTCCTAATAATTGTCTTATGATATTATTCAAACTTCCATTTACATTTGAAATTCCGTTCAATACATCAATTTCGATGATTGTTTTACCATTAATCATTAATTTGTAATAAGTTATACTCAAATCAAACGAACCTTCAAATTTCTTACCGTTTTCAACCTTAGGACCATCAAATTTTGTGATAAATCCTTTCAATGTTGCATCTGCACCAGTTACTTTTGGCGAGTGCGACATTCTATCTAATTCTTGTAAAGCTCCTAAACATTCTAATGTAATCGAATCATTGTTATTAAAATTCAATAACGTATCATTCATACTATCCATTTTTACCTTAGCTGACATTTTTTTATAATGTCCAATCAACGGAGCTTCAAATTCTGCAGCCATACCAAACTGTTCGGTCGTTATTGTTGCCGATTCCACATTCGGAAGTTCTACTACTCCAACTCCTTCTAATGCATTCGAACCATTGACATAAAGGTCAGCGTCAACGATTCCCAAAGGCAGTTTCTTTTTAGCCATTCTTTATCCTCCTATTTTCCTAAACTATTTGCAAACTCAGTTAATGCGTCTGCGTCATATTTTTTCTTAAATGTTGCCGATTTCATGCCAGGAATTACTCCCAATTTAATAACCCAAGTTATATCCCCATTTGTAACATTAATCGTGTCATTATCTTCAGCTGATAAAGCAGCATTTGCACTCAACAAATCATTTCTAGCTACAATAGCATTTAATCTAATATTCATCGATTTCGTTACTGTTTCAGCTAATTTTTTAGAAAATTTCTTATCTACTTTATCAAAATAACTTACAACCAATTCATTCCCTATATACTTAAACATTCTACGAGTGTATATAAATTTATCCTTAGGATCTGTTGCCATTGGATTAAGTGCAGTTTCAGACCCCCAACATTTCCAACCTTTGAAATTAATAGCGGTTACTACTCCGTTTTTATTTAATAAGTTAGCTTGTTGTTCTTTATCCAAGATTATCTCTTCAAGATTTCCACTCGAATTTTTCCAATATAAACTATCACATTTATATAAATAATTAGACGGAGTTTGTGATGGAACTCCACCATTTTCATTATCTACTGATAGTGACAACGCAGCATACTGAATAGACTGAATATATTTTTTACCAGCTAACCCTAATGTTCCGTACAATACAATTTGGTCATTTCCATTAATATTATTATCATCTTTCCATTTAGGAATTTGGTCATAAGGCTTGTCAATCGGCGCATTAATCAATGCAACTGCTTCAAACATATTCCCATTTATATTTTTAGCTTTTGTTTGCATAATCGCAGCAATTTCACTATCACTTGAAAAATCTGGAATGTCAATGAAAGCTGGTAATTCCGAATATTTTAAAAAAACTTCATCTAATAGCTCTAATCCTGTTCTTTTCATTGTTGAAATATCATATCCACCTAAAGCCTGTGCTTTCGTTACTTTTGACAAATCAATTTCTTCATATTCAATATCAATTTTAGTGCCATTTGACGGTTTAGCATATATTTCAAGTCCTTCATCCGTCCACATCGTTACAGCGTCCGAAATAACTTGTGATGTTGAATTTTCTTTAACTACTAATGTATCTGTTATCAATTTGTGGTTTGGAATAACAACTTTACCATTTGTTAAACTCAAATCATTTTGAGTTTTTTTAACTGTTTTATGTTTTTCAAGATCCAAGATATTCACAACATAAAGTGGTGCTACTTTATATAATTCAAAAAACACCTTTATGGCTTGTGAAATCGAAAAATCCAAGTCGTAAGTGTCCCCGAAATACTGAACAGCTTCTTTATAAGTTCCTAATCTTACAATCTCATTCACTCTTCTGTTTTCTCTTTTTACTTTGTTAATTGGTGCAGTTCCTACGATAAAATGCCCATAAGCAAGCACTATTGGCAATGATATGTCACTCGATGTCTCAGTTTGATAAGTTCCGTGTTTATAACCCATTATTCAACCTCCTCTCTTATTTGGTCTTTAATTTGCTGCGTTACCGTTTCAAGCAATTTTTCATTTTGTAATGCTTCACTAGCTCGATTAACATCCACTAAAGTTCTTTTCAAAAGTGGATATTTCTCAAATTTTTCTTCAATCACTTCATTGCTGTAGTAAATAACACCTTTAGTAAATCTAATGTCTTTAAATTCAAGCGTATCTCCTAAATAAATATATTGCTTTTTATCTTCCATTATTCCTCCTTCAAAACTTCAGGCTCGACAGGATAATCCCAAACTGTAAATGTAATTCTTGAAAATATAAAATCTCCAAACTCATCACTATATAAATCACACTTAAATTCTTTATCTTCCCGTATTGCCCAACCTCTTTCATCATAAACTTTAGTTAAAAGTTTCTTTCTAATTTCTTCACCTTTATAAAGATTATCGATATAATCTTCGTTTTTAGTACCAACTGTTATTTCAAAAGTAGCGTCGCAATCATAACTATCCATTCCTTCTGCAACTTGCCTAGAACTCAAAGCCCTTAATGTCACACAAGGAAAAAACGGCTTTTTCTGTCCTGTATTTTTGTCAATTTCACCGTATCTCCTAACTGGCAACGCCCCTCGGAATATCTGATAATCAGTATCTTTAAATTCTTCACACAAAAAGTCGTATAAACTTTTTTCAATCACTTTAATACTCATAAATTACATTGATAAGAGCCTATTCAGCTCGTGTTCAAACCTTTCATTTAATTTTTGAGACATAAATTCATCAAGATCAGGTAACCACGTTGTAGGTCCTAACATTTGCGGAGCAGACGGTCCATATTTTCTTTTGATTGGCAATCGTCCACTTCCTTCTCTTTCAAATGCCCCTAAATGACCGTCTTTATATGCTATAAATGTTTTATCATTAAGCATTATTCCGTTACCATTCTTTACTGTAGCCGTTACCGATGTTCTGCCTGTTCTTGCGCTCGGATTCAATTGGAAATGGTCTAATCCCAAATAACCTCCATTAGAATTGATTTCAGCCATCAGCTTCCCAGGATTAGCCCTTTTCATAGTCAATCCGTTTAATAAATCCCCATATTTAACCGTATAAGTCTTAGTTGCATTCCTAACCATACGAGTTTTACTCATAGTCGAAACCCTATTTAAAGCACTCGCCAAAGCCCTTGGAGCTTGTTGCGGAAATTCAACAAATTTATCCTCTATGTCATTAAGGACACTTTCATCAAATTGAATTGTAAACATCTACATCAACCCCTAATAATCCGTGTATCTATACAAATCGAGTTCATACATACCAAAGTTCTCTTTACAGTTTGCAACTATCCATTCCTTATTGTCAAAATCTATCCTCATATTACCCTCAGGCTTATACTTCAAATATTTTTTATCAATAAACACCGTAATCCCTTCCTTGTAAAATCCACTTTCTATTGTTAATTTTCCACTAATTTCCTTTTCCTGAAAACTGTCCTCATCTGTCACACAAATAACATCAACACCATTCAAATTATGCGTTTCCCCAAACTCTTCTGAATTTAAAAATGTATTTTGTATATCATTTTCTAAAATATCTTTAAAATTCATAGATTATCACCTATTTATTTTTATTCTTTTTATCTCCTTTATCATCTTTTTCTGTATCTTGATTATCTTCATCAGCTGAAGTTTTAGATACTACTTTTTCAGCAGTATCCTTTATTTCTTCAATCAATTCTCTTTCAAGACAGCTTTTTACAACTGATTTTTCCAAAATATCTACTTCCGCCCCTGTTTCATAACTAATTCCGCTATAAATTAGAGGCTTCAACGCTCTATATTTCATTACAACCTCCTATTTAACCTTCAGTATTTTTATAGCTTCAATATCGTATACAACTGGCAAAGGTCTTGATTCTGTTCTAATTTCCACTGTATTTGATTTTGAATCTTCATCAGTAAATACCGAACGCTCTGCCACAATAATTCCTTGTTTTACATCCGCCGCTGGTCCGTAGACAATCGTATTGTTGCTTGGTGCTAGCAAAACTTTACCTTCAGGGATAAGCGGCTTATTTTCATACGTTTTCCCATCAGCTTTTAATACAGAATGTTGCGACTGATAAGAATAAATTGGAAGTCCAAATGGTGCTAAAGTTCCTATATAGATTGCTCCACCTGCAATTTCTCTAGGATTGATTTCTCCCGCATGATAATTTCTAATATCCAGTAATTTCTGAATTTTTTCGTTTTCTACAAATAATTTTGCAGCCACAGGATCCATTAAAATCATTTCAGGTCTTAATCCTGTAGTTTCCCCAATTTTTGTTATAGCCGCCTGTAAATCTCCTATTATATCAGCATTAGGTTGAGTCCACAAAACAGCTGGTGTAATTTCTTCAACTGTTCCAAATTTAATTTCCCCTTCTATTCCTTCGCCTTTTACAACCACTTTTCCTTCAAACAACGCTTCAGTACACATTATTTCTTCTCTTCTTGTAATTTGTTCCTCAAATTCCGCAAAAGATTCTGCAAGTAAGTCTGCTTTTCTTTCCTCAGGACTTTTCCCACCATAAATTGTTTCCCCTGCTGTTTTATTAAAAAACAATTCAAAAGCCGAAAAAGTTCTTTTTGGTGCTACTTTCGGAGCTTGAAAAAATTTACTTTCATAAGTGTTCTTTACCATTTCTGTTCCTGGAATATATTCAGATACAAAAGGTGCTACAAGTTGTCTTCCTTTTCTAAATTCTATTTCCATTTTTTGATTTTCTGATGTTTTTCTATTTTTAAAATAACTATCCTTTATAAATGATTTCGGTCTAACCACATTCTGGTCATACAACCCAATAAATTCTATTACTGCTGGCATTATTCCTTACCTCCTAATCCTTTTATTACAATACCTTTATCTCTAGCCGCTTTTGTAAAATCCGCTTTTTGTGTACCTACTTTCACATTTAATCCCTCAAAAATAAATTCCCCTGAAATAGCTACAGTTGTTTTAGTTTTCAAAGTTGTTCCGTCAGCATTTTCCATAACTATTCCAAATAAATCAGTTCCGTCTGAAAGTTCAGCAGTTGCATTTACAGCATCACCTCTTTTTACACTTTTACCTTGCGGCACTTCAAACTCCATATATCTGTGTCCTGTTCCACTTAAAAATTGTTCACTGGTATATTCATTACCTTTTGTTACAAAATCCATTTATTTTCCCTCCTCTGTTTTTTTGTTCATTTTAGAAAAAATAGTCATAATGTCAAGTCCCATAAACTTTTTTTCTTCTTTTTTGCCGGGCGTTGTTCCATCGTTCGCAGCTGGTGGTATAAAATTATCTTGACTTTCGTTTTTAATATTCTGCAACTTTTGAGTTTTTTCTTCTTTTTGCTTTTTCAAAATATTAATAGCCAACTCACTAGCTGACATAGGATTAACATATTTAGCATTTTCTATTAATTCAGAATAATTATTAACTCCTATATCATCAATAGCTTTTAATCTTTCTCTTTCTTCCTCTTTCCCAATCTTTTTTCCCTCATTTAATACATAATCATACAAATCAGAAAATTGATTTTTTAACTCCTCTAAAGTCATTTTTACCTCCTTAGTATTTTTTTTATTATCAACAACAGTATCTCTTGCTTTTCTAAAATTTTTAAATTTTGAAATATCAAAAGCCATATTATTTATAATTAATTTATTTTCTACAAATTCTTTTCCTACTTCTTCATCCACAATTTCATCAATAAATCCATACGACTTAGCCGTTTCTGCATCCATCCAAGTTTCATTATCCATTAATTCAGATAAAGTTTCCTTATCAGTCTTTGTTTTATTTAAATATGTTTCAATAATACTGTTTTTAACCTTATCAAGCATTTCAACAGTTTTTTGCATTTCTTGATTATTCCCATAAGCAAAAGTGATTGGATTGTGAATCATAAATAAAGCATTTTTAGGCATTCTTACAGTATCACAAGCACTTGTTATAATAGTTGCAGCACTCGCTGCCAATCCATCAATATTTGCCGTCACTTTAGCTTTGTGATTTTTAAGAGTATTTGCTATCGCTACCGCACTAAATACACTCCCACCTGGACTATTTATATGTAAAGTAATGTTTTCCACATCTCCAAGGTTTTCTATATCTTGTTTAAATACCTTATCGGATATATCATCCCAATACTCATCACTTCCTATACTCCCATAAAGTATAAGTTCTGCCGTTTTTTCTTCATCATTCTTCACTAGATTCCAAAATTTTAGTTGTTTCGGCATTTATTACCACTCCTTTCTCTTTTAATAATTTATTTTCTTTTGCTAAAATTCTTACATTTTGTTCAAAATCTCCACCATTAAGCTCTGCTGTTTCTCTAGTTCTAGTTGATAATCCATTATTAATTCTTATAACAGCAGCATTAGCCTCTTTTAGTGGGTCGATCTGTCCTTGTGAAGGTCCATTCCATTGTGAACCACACCAGGCTTTATCTATAAGAAAATCAGTTCCATAATTTTTAAGTTCTACTCTCCCTAACAAATACGCTTCATTTAACCATTCTTCATAAATCGGTTGAGTGAAATTCTCAGAAAACCACTCTCGTCTCTTTCTGAACATTTTCCATGCTTCTAAAAGTGCTGCACGACTTGCTGAATAACTCGCCGTAAAATGCTTAATCAAAAGTTCATACGGGACTTCTAAAGCACTTCCTATTTGTCTTAAAATACTTGTCACAAATGGATCAAATTGTGCATTTGGTCTTCCTGGATTAGTAGCTTTTGCTTTTTCTCCTGGATTAAGTGAAGCAATCATTCCTGGTGCAAGTTCTATAGTGGTTTCATCTTCTGAATCTACCAGCAAATCATTTTCAACCGCTTCAAGTTCTCCAACATCAGCTCCACTTGGACTATCGGCTTCGCTTTCAATAAAAATTGCGTACAATCCGCTTATAACTGCAGCCATTAATTCTGCTTCAGTATAATTCCCAAGCTGTTTTAAATTTTCAATAACTGGTGATAATATTGGGATTCCCCTTACTTGCTCAGGTCTTTCAGTAAAAAGAAGATGGATTATATTTTTTTGATTTTCACTTCCATAAACTTTAATAAATTTTTCTGTTACTGCACCAGTTGCGTCCAATGGATGCTCAGATGAAACATAATAACCTTCAACTCTTCCATTTTTATCTATCTTTACTCCTTCAACTACACTTTTATCCGAAATCATATTATTAGGAGTATAAATTCTATCAGGCTCTAAAATTTCCAACTTCAAACTATACGGATTTTTAGGTGTTTCAAAATAGTTTAATTTTATAAAGCACTCTCCATTTAGTAGCACTGTCAAAAATACAAGTTCTTGAACTTGGTAAAAATTCATAGTTCCTAAATTATCAATCTTATCTTTTGACCAGAGTTCAAATTCTTTTTCAATCAATTCTTCTACCTTAGCCGCTTCATCATCACTTATCCCTATTGTTTCACTATCAATAGCCGCTTTTAACTTCAATCCACTTCCCACGACATTTGTATTAATAGTTTTTAATGCTCCAGTTGCAACAGAAGTTCCCATATATAAATCTCTTGAACGCTCAATCAACTTCTTACGATTTTTATAAATATCTTTTTTTACACCGCCCGCAGTACTCTGCCAACCTATCATTGCTTTTTTAGTAGTCGAAGCTCCGTGATTAGAATATCCAGTATTTAAAATTTCCAGTTTTCTTCTTGCTTTAAATCTTTCTACTCCTTTTTGTGGATTAAATACCGCCACTAAATTGTCAATTAAATTCATAGCACACCTCCTTTTCTAACCTTAAAGATTTCGAGGAACTCCTCTTCTAACTCTTCTTTTTCCAATACTATTTAATTTTTGTAATTCATTTTCCCAATAAGCTCTCCCTTTTCTTATTTCATCTATTCCCATTCGAGTGAGTTCTCTTGTCCCAATTTTATAGCTTTTTCCTGTTAAAACTGCTCGTTCAGCTTTACCATATTCAACTATCATTTCTAAAATATATTCTCTTGAATAATTCGATTTTCCCATTTACTTAATTCCTTTCGACAGTATTTTTCTTTTTCTACTAACTCTCTGTGTTCTTAATCCATTTAACAAATCAGTTGAATACCTAATATCCAAATCTGGATTAGCAATTCTTAATGCCGCTTGCGCATAGTTCCTGATGTCCAAAGGCTCATTTCTTTTATCTCCAATTGTTTTCCACTCGATTTTAGCTTGCCCTTTGCTGAATGTAACAACCTTTATTTCAGATGTAAGCCCTTTAAAATAAACTTCATCATATCCACGTTTAGGGTTATTTGGATAGTGCATATATTTAGCACCTGGTTCTGTCACTTTAAGATTACTCATTATTGTATCTTTACCAGTATTAACTCCCAAGACAAACAAGGAAATTCCTCCTTTATTATTTTTGCTAGGCCGCGAAATCAAAGGCCTTCCAGCTTCTCCACTTCCTTTTATACCAAATATATTCAGTTGTTCCCTTGCTTTTACATACCTGTAAACATCATCAGTATGATGTCCGCCTGTATCAACGCAAGCACAAGCAACCCTTATTTTTTCTCCATTCTGATAAGAATAATCTTTCATCAGAATTTGGTCTAATTCATTCCAAACATAAGGTAAAGCAGGATTTCCCATAATCACTTTATAATAAATCCCCCAGCTTTCTTCACCTTTTGCCCATCCAACAATTTCAACTTCAAGCCTATTATCTTGAACATCGACACCAGCCGTAAGTACATTAACCCTATCAGGGATTTCTACTTCCTCATAAGTTCCATCTTCATGATTCAAATATTCGCCGTAATCTTCAGCTCTCGCCTGTATTTCCTCAAAGTTAAATCTTTCAACTTTTTCTTCCCAGCATTCCCCAAGAGCTGTATTGACAAATACTTTCATAAGCTGTTCGTCACCTTTTGCTGCTCTAAATTTACGAATCATGCTAGCCCATTTGGTGAATGGACTATATAGCTCTGATACATGAAACCCTCTTGAAATATGTGGGTCTACATCAGGATTGGTACTTCTCCATTCGCCTTTAATAAGGTTTCGTTTCCACTCGTACTCTGTTGAAGTTTCCATACATTTCTCACATTTATGCGACACATCTTCAAAAATAATATTTCCCCATTTTAAAGTTTGCATTTTTTCGCATTTTGGGCAAGGAATATAGTATTCATCTTTAGAACTATTTTCATACTCGAGTTCTATCCTACTTCCGCCTTTAATCGTCGGTGTACTTGTTAAAACTATTTTGCTATTTGCCCAATTTTTTACCCTTTCAATCGCCAAATTCAATGGGTCTCCATCTTTTTTAGCACTTCGAGGGAAACGGTCAATTTCATCTGCTAATAAAACTCTGATTGGTCTACTTGCTAATTCTGAAGCTGAATTACTCCCAGTTAAGACAATGTACCCTCCTGAAAATTCTTTTTGCCTTTTCGTATCTCTAGCATCGGAACTTTCAATAACTTTACTTCTAAGTTGCGGGGTCGATTGAATCATGTCATTAAGTCTTGTCGCCGAAAAATCAGCCGCCATTTCTTTGGTAGGCATTAAAAACATAATAGGAGATGGCTCATAGTCCATAAAATATCCGACAGTATTCAACAGAATTTCTGTTTTCGATAACTGAGCGCCATACATCATCACAACTTTTTCTGTATTCTTGTCAGAGATCGCCCTCATTACTTCTCTTTGGAACGGCACTCTATCAGTTTTCCATTTTCCTGGAATTGCTGAACTTTTAGTTGATAAAACTCTATACATATCTGCCCAAGTATCAATGGTTAATTTTGGAGGCGGTTTTAAAGCTAAAGCAATTTTTTTGAATAATTTAACTGTTCTTTTTAGGTCTTCCTCTAGTTCTCTTTTCACTTTCAACTTTCACTTCCATATCTTCCTCATTTTCTATAAAAATTTTATTATTTTTAAACATATCGGGATCATAATCACTAAGTTCTTCTAAAACCTCAAATATTTCATCTTGAATGACATCTTGAATTTCACCAAGATTATCTGCCACAATTACTGCTGGTGCTACTTTACTAGATATAGAAAGCAGTTTCCCTTTTATGTTCATGAGCATATCAGTCATAACTTTTTCAACAATAGATGCTAAATGTAATTGATTTTTAGTTTCCTTGATTTTTAAGTCTTTTAGTTCAACATCTTTTTTTATTCGTTTTATCTCTTCCTTAATCTTTTCATCTTTCAAATTCAAATCCACATCATTTTTAGATTCAATATACTCAATATATCCAAGTACATTTTCCCAAAATAGATACTTGCCTTTTTCCGTTTTTTTTATTATTCCTTCACTAGCTAAATTGCGGAGGTGTCTATCTGTTATACCCAGCAATTTTGCTAACTCGTTTGCCTTTATTATCTGATTCTCTTTTACTAACATAACACCTCCATTTCGGAACGGAACTAAAACTTAAAAAAGCCATCATACATATTTTTTCTGGGGCTTCGAACCCGTTCGCTCTTTTTTGACCTCTCAGAAGTACCTTTTTAATCAAAATTTTATTTTTTCTTTATTTTCGCTTTAACCTTGGCTTGATATGCTCACTATTTTGAACATTTGCTCTCTATTTCTGTTAGCTTATCTCTTAATCCTTTGTCTTCTTCTCTCTGTTTCTTCATTCCTACTCTACATCTATCAAGATATCTGTCATATATCATTATCTTTAATCTATCTATCTTGTTGTCTATATCTTTTTCAATCTCTTCTAATTTGTCCAAGAGTTCCAAATTTCTTTTGATTCTTTCTTTTATGTATTTTTTTGTCCCATAACAAATAATTTGAAATAGTATTAATATTACTGCTATATTAATAATAAAACTTACGATCGATAATATAATCAACATTTGTTATCCCTTTCTTTGATTTTTAGACAAAAAAAGACCGTATGTATAAAATCAAGGCTTTTTAGTTCCTCAAATTTATAAATACGGTCATCATTTTGTGTACGTCGCTATTTATATTATATTCAATTGTTATTTGAAACTTTTGAAATCAGGTTGCTTTTTTGCATACTCTGTTTTGATATTTCTCAGTTTCTGTTGTTTCTATTAATATAACCCCGTTGGGTCTTTTATCAATAAAAACTTTTCCAATTTTTTCACTTTCTAGAAAATTTTTGATTTCTTTGAGTTTTTTATTTATACTCATTTTACCTCCTAATTATACCTTATTTCCCTATTTTTTTCAATCCCATTTCTTCAAAATATTTTTCTTTCAACTCTTCAAAATTCATTTCATTTATTTCATCAAATTTCAAAACTTTTTCTTTAAATTTCTCAAATTCATCTTCCAAATTTTTTATTAATTCATTCGCGTTCGTTTCTTTGCAATCCCATCCACTGTCGCCAGAAAATGATTTTTGTGCTGATAGTTTAAATAATCTATTTTTGTATTCAACACAAACCACGAAATTTTTAAGTATCATTTGATCCTCAATATCATAATAAGTTTCAAATTTTCTATTTCCCATAAAATCTTCAATCAATTCTTTAAATCCTCTATAAATCAAATAATCTAAATTAATTTTTCCCATACTTTTCTCCTCTTTAATTTTTATTTATCTTTATTATATCATTTTACACTCTAATTGCAAAAAATACAATCAAATTTATTATTGCATAAAACACCAGAAAAATAAAAAAACAAAATACTAAAAAATATATCACATTGTGAAGTGTATAATTAATTCTGACTATATTTTTAAGATTCTTTTTTACATCTTCAACTAAAGTATACAGATAGCTGACTAAAAAGAAAACTAAAAATATTGTAACTGCTGCACTTAAAATTCTCATTATTATTTCCATTTATTCCTCCTCTGTTATTACAATCGCATTGTCAATTGTAACTCTACGATTGTTTTCGTTTATTAAATTTAACGATATTCTTCCGCTCTCATCCGAATCTCTTACCCTTATCAGCCCTTTGTATTCCTTTAACAATTTTCCGTCAAGAGTATAAATTTGTACTGTCCTTTTTAGCCCTTTCGTATCACTCTCCCAATCTTTTTGAGTATCTTCCCATCTTGCACAGCTTCCTGTCAATCCTAAAATTGCAATTCCTAATAATAATTTTTTCATTTTCACTCTCCCGATTTATCGTTTTCCCAGCATCATCCAAACGTTCTTTATACCATTTTGCTGACATCAGTAATTTTCTAATTCAATCGACTTTTCACGACTAATCTTTTTTGCCGTAAATACTTCGTTTGTTTGTATTATCTCAACCAAAACGACTTTCTGCGACTGAACTATTTCAAAAAAGAAATTCCAAATAATACTAACAAACCTACAATCAATATTTTGAATATATTTTTTGCTGCTTTTTTTTCTTGCGTATTTTCTTTGTTTTTCTCTAGTACTAAAATCTTCAAACATTTGTTCCTCGACTGCTTTGTACCAATTTTGTAGTTCATCTAATTCAAACCATATAAATAAAATTTCTAAAAAAATTGTTGCAACTAATAAATATATTTTTATCATATCTCCTCCTTAAATGCCTTAAAATGATTTTTATAAATCTTCTTCAGTTCTTTTATTTGTTCGTCATTCAAATAAATACCCCTCACATCATACTTTCTTTCAAATGCTTCTACTCCGATATCGTGCTTCTCAGTATGATGTTGCCTACAAAGTGAAATATATCTTCCTTGTCCCCTATCATTTGCATAACCTCCCAAACTTCCAGCTGACTGCCAATGTTCAAAGTCAACTGGAGTCCTATTGCACACCGCACAGCGTTTATATTTTAATTTCGTATAAATATATTTTTCTTCATTCTGCTGTTTATATAACATTTGCATTTCTTCCCACATTGCTATATCATTTTGGAGAAAATAATCAAATAAGAAATTAGTAAACGCCACAGCTTCAGCATTGCTCATTAATTTAAGTGCCAAGCTAAAAGTATCATTCAGCTTGATAAACAACATTTGAATCTCATCAGTTACAAAATCCATTAAATCATTTGTGATTATATTAATTTTGCTTTCTTTTGTATAATTCTTATCAATTATATTTCCAATTCTGTCTTTCAGCTTGCTTTCCATATTTTTGAAAGGCTCATACTCCTTTATATTCTTGCCGCTGTGCCTGATATAAAGTTTTTTCAAGTCCTCCTTTGCCTTGTATAAAAAATAATCAGAAATGGCAGGCTTTTGCTTGCTAGTCTGCCAATTTATGTCTACGCCTTTCAGCTTGTAAGCATAGCAGTCTATGAACCAGTAAATCAGTTTTTGGTTTTCCCTGCTCATTCTTTTAGACATCTTCTCTTAGCCTTCCTTCTCTTAATAAATTTAATATTCTTAAATAGATTAGCATTTAACTTCATAAAGTTGAAATCGCTATCATTTACTTTTATTCCGCTTAAAAGCCTCGCTTTTATTCTTTCCAATACATTCTCATCCATTTTTCCTCCATTTTCTAACTTTAAAATATAATTTCAATGTTTTTTCACACTTATAATATATTTTTATCATTCTTATTATATAAATTTTGCTATTTTTATATTTTATTTACTATTTGCATAAAAAAATCACAGCTAAATTAATAACTGTGATTTATATTTTTATTATTTTTACATCATTATTTCAATTTTTTCATTATTCACAATAAAATCTATTTCTTGCTTTACTTTATTTTCTTTAAACCTTTTTAATCCAGAAAAACAAATTTTAACAAGTATTTTTAACAAAAACATCATATACGAAACCCTAAAAAATAATCGTCCACTTATATAAATTCCCAAAAACTTGACTTTTGCATTATCAAATATAATACTATTAGTAGTCAGTAATCGTTTAAAAATACCTTTTATATTTTCGGGGGCTTCTTTTAATTCGTTTAACATTTTTTCGATTTTTTCATTATCCCATTTTTTATCTTTTGGAATTTCGGAAATCCCGATTTCATTAAATGAATTAGCGTCTAAAAGTGTATCTAATGTATCAAACTTTCTTTCAATAAATTCTGATACATTAGGATATTTTTGAATTTCATTATTAATGTACAATTCTGTATACTCTTTTAATATTTCGGTGCTTTTTAATATTGCCTTTGCATATAACACTTCTTTTTTTAAATCAGATTTTATTTTTAAAATAGAAATTAATTGAATCAAAAATAATATTAAAAATATTAAAATTTCAACTCTCATACAAAACACCTCTCTACTTATTTTTTTGTTTTTATTTTATCTTTCGTTTCTTTCATATATTTATTTGCAATACTTTTAAACATTTTAGAAGCTTCGCTATAAGAAGCCTTTATTTCTTTTATTGCTTTTTCATTGCTTTCTTTCTGTATTCTCATACAATATTTGCAGAACCACATCATTAAAAATGTAAATACTATTGAAATTGCTGAAATCGGGTTTATATTCAATAACTTATCAACAATTTCACTCAAAACTTTCATTTATACCTCCGGTGTTTCATTTTTAAAAAAATTCTTTAATTAATTATATCTTAAAAGTAGCGAAACTGCAACAAAAATTTAGAGTTTTTTTGACATTGTAAAGTAAAATATTACAAATCACAGTTATTATTCAGTTGTCATTGTCCTATCTTCTCTTAATTTAATCCAATCCTAATATTACGAATAATTTCATCCATATCAGTCTCATACAATTTCAAAGCTATATTATACAACTTATCTAAATATCCAAATTTTACAGCGTAATCTAATACACTTTTACATTTATCTCCACTTTTAATTTGCTTTAAGTCATAACCTTTCCGCCTAGCTTTCAAATCTATACCGTATGTTTCTCTAAAAACTGTATACAACTCATTCCATCTGCTGCTGAAATTACTTCCTTTGTGCTTTACGACTCTATTTAATATCTTTTGTTTTTGATAAACATCTATATTTTCTGTAACTCCAGCTATAATTTCTTTTTGATAAGCTAATTCAATTTTTATACCTTGAATTTCTTTTTTATAGTTCTCAATCATTCTGCCTTGAATCTGATTCGCTTTCATCAAAATCATTTCAGGACTGTTCCACATATTCTCGCATTCAATAAAATATTTTCTCAACGCTTTACCCTTTTCGTTATTCTCAATCATAGCTAATTCTTTTGCCATGTTTATTTTCAAAAGATGATCCGTATACTCGCTTGTATTCCCTTGAGCTGTTACTTTTTTTTGAGTAATAGCTACAAAGTCAATATTTTCAACGAATCCGTACTCTTTAACTCTTTTATTTACCCAGTCGTTGTATCTAGTTTTCACTTCTAAAAATTTATGCAATTCCCTACCACTAACAACTTGTTCATTATTTTCGTTTATTTCAATTTTTATCAATTCATTCATCAATATTCCTCCTTGTTTTTTACTTCAAAAATTTCTCTAAATTCGGTCTAAAGTAATTAGCGCCTTTCAATATTTTTCCATCTTCCCTGAAAACCGCTTCTCCATTTTCAAGTTTTGACATATTGCTTTTATGAACTTCTTCAAATGCTTTCACAAAAATATCATTAAACTCATTTTTGAAGACTTTTTCAAAAATAAACTTGCTTTTGTCGTTCTCTTCAAAATAAATCACATCTGTAACCGCGTCAACATTACCTTTGTGCATTTCCAGTAATGTCCCAATTAAGATATAACACATGTCACATACTGCATCCAGCATTTCCACTTTGTCTTTATTTTTTTCTGCCATTTTATACTCTTTCAATTCCTCGTCAAATAATCTTTCTCGCAATTTCATTCTTTCATCAGTCATCTCGTTTTCCAGAAACTCCTGTTGCCCAAATGCGATGTAAAAATCTTTTACTAATCCAACCAATTTATTCCATTGTTCCATTATTCTTCCAGTTCCTTTCTTATTTTTGTCAAGTTTATGATGTTTGTTATTATAAATTTCTCCTTAACTCTTTCATTTACCGCCATTTTTGCCAATTCCAAAAAGTCCGCTTCTGTTAAATTTTTGCTTTTAACACTTATATCAATATTCCCTTTTTCATTGATTGTCTCATAGCAAATCAAATATATCTTTTCATTCATTATTAATTCTCTCTCTCTAAAATTTCAATATAAACCTTATCCTTGCCATACCCCTTTATCTTATGCACAGTCAAGTCATCAATAAGTTCATCATCCTCAATCACAATCCCTTTAAGGCTGTCCAGAATAGCCTTGTTGTAGTTGTCTATATCCCTTTTGGTTTTAGTTTTAAAATACAGCCATATTTCGACCTTAAGCCGTTGTTTTGTTGGCTCGCCTTTGTACTGCTTTTTTAGTTCGTATGCAGCTGTTTCTTCAAATTCTTTTCCTTTTTTTGATTTGTACCGTCCTTTGTTCTTATTTACCCACAATGTATTTACAGACGGCGGTATTACGGATAACTCTAATCTAATCACTATAAATCACCTCGTGTACCTTCAGAATTTTTAAAGGTTCTCCAATTTTTCAAGGGCAGTCGATGTCAGCGACCAATGTTGTCCCTTTGACAAATCTATAATAACCGTTCTGGACATCATTCCAGAACCTGTTATCTGCAATTTCTGTATTTTCATATAAATCCTCGTTGTGATAGATTTTCCAACCTTTTTTATCTTCAAAATCTATCACTATTACTTTCGCTTTTACATTTTCTTTTAGCATTTATTCCTCCATGTTTCATTTTTTTAATTCATTTCTCAAATGTTCAACAAAAAAATCAATTTCAAAATCTGTTATATTTACAACTTTTTCTTCGGCTTTTTTCGCCGTTTCAAAACTGATTTGTTTAATCAATTCCAGTCGTTCTTTTGTCATCTCTGTTTATCCCCTTGTCAATGTTTTTCCATTCTCTTTCATCTTGAACTTATACAGTTCATCGTAGGAATATTCCAAAGCCTTTTGCAATTTGCTTTCAGGAATTTTCCAGTTAAATTGTTCTATGCTTTTCACATTTCCTCGATGCCTTTTTATAAATTTAAGCCACTCTTCTTTTGTAGTTGTAATCAATTCATCGTTGTCTACTCTTAGACAAATAAGCACTACTTTCATTTGCAGTAACTTTCCAGTTTGTTCAAAATTGCTAGCAACTCATTATTGCACTTTTCAAACTCTGTATTTAACCTGTCGATTTCCCTGTGCAGTTCCATTTTCTTTTTCCAGATTTTGCTTTTTCTTTTTTCAATTTTCTCAATTTTTTCATAATTACTCATCCTTCATCGCTCCTATTCTCTGTATTTTTTTATCAAATCCTAATCTAACTGTTCCCAGTTCTCCACTTCTGTTTTTCCGTATAATAAATTCAATTTCAGAAAAATCTTTTGCTTTCACAACGTTTTTTTGATAATAGTCCTCGCGATGTAAAAAAGCCACTACATTGCTTGCCTGCTCTATCCCTCCGCTGTCTCTTAAATCTGCCAGCAATGGTCGCTTATCTGCTCCACGTGTTTCCACAGCTCTATTTAATTGAGCCAGGACTACGATACAGCAATTAAGTTCTGTCGCAAGAAGTTTTAATCTGTTTGCCATGTACTCAACTTCGTAATTCTTGCTTTGAAATCCGCTGGCAGTCATAAGAGTCAGGTAGTCGACTATTATTACCTTCAGGTTTTCTTTTTCGTGTTCCCGCTTGATTTTGCGGATAATGAAATTTAAATCAGGATTATCTTCACAGCTCATGCTTCTGAACTTTGAATCCTGCAATTTTTCTATTGCCAGATTTATTCTTGTCAGTTCTTCGCCGCTAAGCCGTTTATTTTTTATTTTGTTCAGTTCAATTCCAGTTCGGATTGACAGGAATCTTTGCATTATCTGAACGTTGCTCATCTCAAGATTTATATAAAGCACATTATGCTTCTTAGCTGTCAGTAATGCCAAATTCAAGGCAAATGCTGTTTTCCCCATTGCAGGTCTCGCTCCGACTGTTACAAGTGAGCCTGGTTCAAACGTAAAGTACCTGTTTATGTCCTCATACGGAGTTTTTATAATGCTTTTTTCATCCTCAAAGTCCTCATACCAGATATTTGATAGTTCCTTCATCCCGAATACCTTGTTTTCTTCTTTTTTCTGCGTGTTCAGCTCATTTACTTTCTGCACAATACGTTCGACTTTGCTATCAAGCGAGTAGTATTCGCTTTCAAGAATTTTTCCTATCTCGGATTTTAAATAATACTCGTTGTATGATTCAATGAGATTCTGAATAGGTACTTGAATATCTATCAGCTTGCAGTTATCCATAAGTGCATCAGCTTCGCTCCATTCCTCATCTGTCTTTGCGAGATCGGCTATGTCAACTTTCCCTTTTTCATCCAGAACATCCAGCATTTTCTGAAAAATTATTTTGTATTCAGGATCTACAAAATGTTCTGGTTTTAATCCGAGTTCAAGAAAAAATGGTAAGTCTCCTAGGCTCATATATATTTTCCCTAGCACCTGTGCTTCCAGTTCGTTATATATCATTTCTAGTCCTCCCACATGCTGAAATCAAAATTATCTTTTTTGGGTTCAACGAACACTGTTATCGCTTCATCAATAGCACTAGGCTTTTTATCATTGTCAGCATAAGCATCGTTAAAAACGTTTAGGAAGTTCTCTTTTTTGCTTGAAAATAGCCAATTGAAAAATTGTCCTGTGTTTTTAGACTGCTCTTTGAGATAGGAGCTTTCATGTATTTTCTCAAATGTCTCTAGGAACTTTTCTTTGCCCAGGAATTTATATAGCGATTGAATTTTATTTCTATGTGCCATCAATGCTGTTTCAACTGCAAATTGATTGTTGCAGAGTTTTGACATTTCTTTTTTAGCTAAATTCAATGCAAAAACTTGATGTTGTTGTTCTTTAGTTTCAGTTGCATTATTTTCTTTTTGTGCAGTATTAATATTATTAACAACATCATCTTGTAATATTAATCTTGTATTATTATCCTCCACTTTTTCATGGATAGGGTCTCCGTTTTTTTGTGGATACCCTATGGATTTTTTTATGGATACCTCTTCATTTTTTTGTGGATAGGTGTCCACATTTTTATTAATAGGACTCACTTTTTGATTAATATAAATTCTTCTTTCTATAATTTCTTTAGTTCCTTGTTTATATATCAAGACTATTTTTATATAGCCTTGTTTTTCTAAGTTATTAACCCATGCACTTACTGTTTTTTTATTTACTTCATATAATTCTCCAAAATACGAATTTGAAGCAAAACAATAGCCTTCTTTATTTGAAAGTGCTGTTATTTCTGTATAAAGTATTTTTTCCATTGGTTTTAAATTTTTATCATATCTTACATTTGCGGGCATTATCCCATAAAAATTAGGCTTTTCCATTTCCTTTCCTCTCCCTACATCTTGTGTTTTTTAGCAACTTATGATATAATAAACATAAGATATAGATTTCCATATTTTTTCCTGGCACTCTTTGGAGTGCTTTTTTTGTTAATTAAATTTTCCCAGTCTCAATCTTTTCTGATCCCTTATTATGAAATATCCCTGACTGTTAAAGTATATTTCGTTTACCGTAGTCCTTTTTGTTCCTGAATCAAATAGCAATACACTTGCTTCTGTTACTTTTCCGTGTCTTCTGCTGATTCTTTTAATCTTTTCCCTGTCTCCTGTTTCTTCTAAAATATATAAATTTTTATATTTCAAACATTCTTTTAAAAACTTCTTAAACATTTATCCTCCTTGAAATTTATAATTTTCTATGATATACTTTCTGTGTTAGCAACATTTTGGAGGAAGTGCTAACAATTAAAAAGAAAGGGGGTTATACTGTGTTTTCTATTATTGCTGTTAATCTTTTATTTTTGCTATTGCCTGGATTTATAGGCAGGAAAACAATAAACTATTTTAGTTATTCAGAAAAAAATAAAACTTTTAATTATTTTCTAGTCGATTCTTTTATAATCGGAACTTTTTCATATTCTATTGTATTTATTTACAAAAAAATATTTTCGTATCCTATTTTTTATTTTACTGCTTCAATTAGAAACGATAAAATTTCAATTAATCCTGAAGAAATTTTTTGGAGTATTATTGTTTCTTTCTTTTTTTCTATTTTTTATTGTTATTTAAAAGAACAAGATTTCTTTTATAATGTATCTTCAAAAATAAAACTTTCTAATAGGTCTTCCAATTCTTCTGTGTTTGCTACTATTTTTGGTTTCAAATACGGAGATGACTTTAAAGATAAATGGATTCATCTAAGACCTTTAAATGATAATCGAACTTATGTTGGCTATATCAAAGAATGGTCTGTCATCGATAATTCTGAAACATTAGAACTTCTTCTTGAAGATGTCACCGTATATCCAGTCGATAAAAATTCTGAGAAATACGATATTTATTCTCTATATCTTAATATTCCTTACAAAGATGTAGTTATTGAGTTTTTAAATTATACCAACTAATGAAAGGAGATAAAATGAATTATAAATCAAATAAACCACATCCTCAAGGCGAATCAGCAACAACTAAAGGAAGCAATCCCAGACCTTCTGGACCAAAGCCACCAAAACCTGGAAATTAATAACTATATTCCTGGTTTTTTAGGCTTTCTTGTTTTAGGTTTAGGATTCGTTCCGTATGTTCCATAATTCCTGTGAAATATTGCATTTTCTTTTTCACGAGGATTAATATTCAAAAATAATATTTTTAATTCCATACCCAGCAATTGAGTTAAGTATTCAATTTCATCTTCTCTTAATTCTGGGTATTTTTCAATTACAATTTCCCTCAATTTCCCACTCAAATTTTTTAAATTTTCAAATCTCTCTATTGGTTCGTTTAAAAATTTCAATTCTTTTTCACTCATCTCACACCTCCTCCCCCGATTCATGAATTTATTTTTTCTTGCATTAATGCAATAGAATTCCCAAAAAAATTAAAAGTCATCTATTATTTTCTCAACTTTTTTAATTATTTCAGAATTATTATTTTTTATTGCCAGCCTTAATCCCCAGTTAGAATATCCGATTTTATCTATTATATCTTTCCAGTAAATTTTTTTTTCTATCATTTTCATTCTAATTTGTGTATATTTATCAACTTTCATTTCTCACCACCTCTATATTATAATACCACATTTCTTGCGTTAATGCAAGAAATTTTCAAAAAAAAGAGTTATTCCAATTTTGAAATAACTCTATAAACACTATTTGCTTGGAACTAATTTAATAGTGACACCTGAAACTGTTAATTGAACATCATCATTAAAATAGGCGTTTTTAAATTCTTTTACATAGAATCCGTCCCCGCTCGTACCAAAAACTTCATTAATACCGCCATCAAACATATTATCTGATGAAATATTCCCATTCCCTTTTACTGCGATAATGTCATAAATTCCACGTTCAATATCTTTTCCGACAACATAGTTACCACTACTGAAAGTATATTCTTTTTTGGCTGGATTTTCTTTAGATTTTAAATTTTTGGTTTGTGCAGCTTTACTTGAAAGTTTCACCACCACAGTTCCATTTACTGTAATAGAAATATCTTTTTTATCTAATTTTAAATTTTTAAATTCTTTAGTACTTACACCATCATCTTGTGTTCCCATTACCTGATTGATCCCGCCATCAAACATATTGCTGCTCGAAACGTTTCCAGTACCCTTAATAGCGGTTATATCGTAAATCCCAGCAGGAATATCTACTCCTACAACATAATGTCCTGCAGATAATTCAACTTCATATGCTTCTGTTTGGGTGTTTTCTTTTTCTGTTTTTTTGTTAGTTTTAGATTCTTTGAGTTCTACCCCTTTTCCATCTCCACATGATACAATTAAAACACCTAAGCACAAAATCAATAATATTTTTTTCATAATTTTCCTCCATATTTTTATAATATTTTGAAACCAAAAATTAACCCCAAATTCCATTTTTAAAATTTTTTTGTATACCTTTTCATTTCTTCTAATACTTGCAATCCTAAATCACAATTTTTAGCAACTTCATAACTAACTTCTTCCTGATATTTCATTAATTCTGCTGCAAATTCATTTGCTTCGTTTTCCAACTCTGGATTATAATTAAAAAAATTAATTTTCATAAGAAGTTTGTTTTTTGAACTGTGATAAATCGCATGTCCTAATTCGTGACATAGTACAACTAACTGCGAATATTCATCCAGTTTTTCATTTATAACAATGTATTTTCTTTTTAATATTCGTCTGAAGAAGCCTTTTATACCTTCATAATAAAAGTATCTTATTTCAATGTTTAGTTTTTCACACAATATATACGGATTACTAGTATTATATTTCTCTACCAATTTTTTTACTCTGAGTTTCATATTTCTACGTTTTCTCATATAAAACCTCTATTTTCTTTTGTTTTTCATTTTAGCGTCAAAAAAAAGTTCTTGTAAACTATCATGCAATCTTTTCTTGTCTTCATCACTTATGCTATTATCGTTAAAAAAGTAGGCTGCCCCTTTTTCAATTTCACTATACTGATCACGTTCTTTTTTATTTAATTTAGCAAATCTTATATCTTCGTTTTCATTTAGCAATCCTGCCAATTTATACATTTCGATTACATCAAGCCCTAATATCTCTGAAATCCCTTTCAATACTTCTGCCTTTATGCTTTCTGTTATGCCGTTTTCATAACGTGATAACGAAGATTCGGCATATTTTATCCCTCTTTTTTTCAGTAATTCAGATATTTTATCCCTAGCTATATTTTTTTGCAACCTAGTTTCTTTTATAATCTCTCTCAATTTTTCTTTGTCTTCCATATCTGTTACTCCTAATCTGAATTTTATAGTATATTATACCTCAAAAAATTGCATAGTTGCAACTTTTTTAAAAAAAATATCTTGCATTATTGCAAGTTGTGTGGTATAATAGTTTTGTAGATGAAACAAAGCCAATAAACATCTATATTTTTTTAAAAATCACCTTGCATTATTGCAAGAAAAAAATATAACAGGAGATGACAAGGTATGACAGATCTAAAAAAAGAAGTAGAAAGTTTAATATTCGATTTAATTGATAACGAAGAGTTAGAATTAAACGACAACGATGAAATCGAATATACACAGGAATGGCTGAATAACTGGCTTATGGGTTGGATATTAGACGGATATACAACTAAAGAAGTGATAAAAATCCGTGAGTATTTTGAGAACTTTTATTACGAAGATGAAAGGGAAACTTGGGATACAGTCTATTATGAAGACTGTAACGGCGGAATGGATTGGTACGAAGAAAACGAAAGAATGGAAACATTCATCGTTGAAACTAAAAAGGTGGGATAGCAATGGACAAGATGTGTGAACTTGCAAAAGCCCTAAGAGACTTGAAACTCACAAGGCAGGATGTAAGAAAAGGGCTAAGCGGGTTTGAGGTTTTAACAATTTCTAAAAGATGCAAGACAACAGTAAATGAAACTTGTGAACTTATAGAACGTCTTTTAGAGAACAATACAAATATAAAATTTTTAAAAAACGAGGTTACAAAATGAAATACACTTTATACAAAGATGACAAGTTTATTATGCAGAGAAAACGTTTTTATCCTTTGAGAGTGTATCTTTTAAAAGCTCTGGGGATGAAAAGTGTTTTTGAGATAAGTACAAAAGAAGTAATTAAGGAAGCAAAGAAAAATAATTATAGAATAGAGGTAGAAAGATGAAATTTGAAGTATTAGAAATGGTAAATGAAAACAACAAAAAGGCTTTGAAAGAAAAAAAGGATAAAAAATTAAAAAACAGAATCAAGAGATTATTTAAAAAATAAAAGGATTGATGTTTTATCAAACTCATTAGCAATAGTTAGCGATACTTAGTTAGTGAGTTTAGATAAGATATTAATAAAATTTAGGAGGAATAAAAATGAATAAAGGATTGCTAAAAGGTATCATAAAAACTGAATTGTCTAAAAAAGGTTATAAAATAAAAAATACTAATATGAATATTGAAGACAATGCTGTTGAAATACTAAAAGATAAATATG